GTAATATTAACAAATAATTTATTTTAAAATGGAACAATATTTAGACTTACTAAAAGAGACTTTAACCTATGGTGAAAAGAGATCAGACCGAACAGGAACGGGAACTATCAGTTTATTCGGTTTACAACGATCTTATGATTTGCGTGACGGTTTCCCGCTTGTCACAACTAAGAAGGTATTCACGAAGGGAATTATATATGAGCTTCTTTGGATGTTAAAAGGAGACACCAATATAAAATACCTAAATGAAAATGGCGTTCATATTTGGGACGAGTGGGCAAAACCTTCCGGTGATCTTGGACGTATATACGGTAAACAATGGCGTGACTGGCGCATAAATAGTAAGTTAAGAGTAGATCAAATTGAGTCAGTTATAGATATGATTAAGTTTAACCCGGAGTCAAGAAGGCTAATTGTTAGTGCTTGGAATGTTGGAGAAATACACATGATGGCACTCCCTCCGTGTCACTGCTTTTTTCAGTTCTATGTGTCTGAGTCCGGTTATTTGGATTTGAAACTGTATCAAAGAAGTGCAGACCTATTTTTAGGCGTTCCTTTCAACATTGCGTCTTATTCTATCTTGCTGTCTATGGTAGCGCAGGTTTGCGGCTTAAAGCCTCGTAGATTCATTCACACTATCGGGGACGGACATATATATTTGAATCACGTTGAACAGGTGAAAGAACAATTGAGTAGAGAGCCGTTCGCCCTTCCCAAATTGGAGCTAAACCCAAATGTTCGTAATATATTCGATTTTAAGTATGAAGATATTAAAATAGTAGATTATAACTGCCATCCGGCTATAAAGGGGGAGGTTGCTGTATGAATGACGAAGAACTTTTCAAGTTTTTATGCCGTAATAGAATGATCTATTTTGAAAGATACCTTCACATGGAATCTGTATATTATCTGAATAACTTGCTAAAGAAAACCGTTAATTCGTATTTGAGAGATTGTATATTGAACGCTATAAATCATAAATTAGCGGGATTATAATTTAAAAGGGATGTGCAACGCTTTGCCATCCCTTTTTAGTTTCTATATATCACATACCGAAACTATCGTTGCTCTATGAAACAAATCTAACAATATGTAGTAACAAATATGAAAGTGATACAAAGGTAGGCTTTTGAAGCTATCCAATAGTTAAAACGATGCGTTTTACATTTCATTAACAATAAAATTAAAGAATTTCTTTGCATATTTAAAGTTTATCCTTAACTTTGCAACATCAAAAAAGAAGTAGTAACATTAAAAACGAATAATATGCAGATTAAAAAAGATCGAATTTACAAATTGCTTGTGCAGGTTTGCAAAAATGAAGGTTTCACATTCTCGTATGAAAGACTTGTTTTATCTCTTAATAAGTACATTGATGAAGACGAAGAAGATTCAGTATTCGGATGTACAATATCTGATATTGATATTTCAATAGCTAAACATATATCAGTTGATATTTGCGGAACGCTTGCATTAAGCAATGTTATTTGCCAATTAACTTGCATCGGTGCGGGAGATTGCCCGAATTGCGGAGGTTTACTCAGATTGATAGAATCTTATCCCAAATTTAGCAAACAGTATTGCGATCGTGATTGTGAGCCGGAGAGAGAGGAAGAAAATGTATACGAATGTTTAACATGTGGAAAGGAGGTTATTTTATGAATATTGAAAACACAATGATCCGTATCAATGATGCGATTATAAGCGCACGTATGAACGGCAAAAAGATTACGAAAAAGGATATTGCGGCTTTGCTGTGGAAGGACTCAAAGCAAAGAACGCAGGCGGTAAACATGTCTGCCTTGTGTAATCACAAAACCCAAACTATAAAAATAGAGTGGGTGAAAGAGATATGCGAGGCTACCGGAGTCGATGCGAATTTCCTATTTAATATTAACCCTAAAAAATAAAAGTTATGATTAAAAATTTGCCCAACATTCAAAACGAAATGAATGTTCAAAAGTCGAGATTTAACAAGTTTGGCAGATACAAATACCGTTCGTGTGAGGATATTTTGCAAGAAGCGAAAAGGGTGTGCGAAAAATACGGATGTTATGTTATGGTGACTGACTCTATCGAATTTATTGAGGGGCGTTTTTATGTGAAGGCGACCGCAAAGATTGTTGAGACTGAAACGGGATGTATCGAAACGTGTTCGGCTTTTGCACGTGAAGAAGATAGCAAAAAAGGGATGGACTCTGCACAGCTAACCGGAGCTACATCAAGTTACGCACGAAAATACGCCTTATGTGGTCTTTTTGCGATAGATGACAGCATAGACAATGATTCAATGAACGGAGAGCCGGAAACGAAAGGGAAACAGCAAAAATCAGCCTCAAAACAAGTTGCCAACCAAAATAATACTGGAAATAACTCAAATTATTTGGGTGTGCTGCTTGACGAAATAAAGAAAGCAACAACTTATAAACATTTGGGCGATATTCACAAGAACAACGGTCAATTTCATCAAAACAGTGAGTTTATGAACGCTTTAGTTGTTCGGAAGGCGGAACTTGAAAAGGCGGAAGCAGAAGCAAAGAGAGTATAAATAATTCGGGGGATGCGTTCCCCCAATAAAAACAAAAGAAATATGAAAGAATTAACATTACTCCCCAAATTGGTTAATGCTGATGTAACGTATATCAGCGAAACACATGAATATTTTTCAAGCGATTTTAGAAAGCTGAGAGGGATAACTGGTTTTATCAATGATCAATTATTTCCCGGCAAACTTGACAATATACCGGATAATATTTTGAGATCGGCAACTGAGAGAGGGAAAGCGGTTCATGATGAAGTAGAGAGAATCGACAAAGAAGGCATTGATCCGGAAACGGTTTACGGAGAGAACTATTTGGATTTAAAAGCCGAAAGCGGTTTAATTCATATCGCATCTGAGTATATTCTAACTGATAACGAGTTTATCGCCTCACCGACCGATAAGGTGTATTTGGGTAGCTCTGATAAATCGGTTGTATTAGGCGACATTAAAACCACCTATAAACTTGATTTGCTTTATTTGTCTTGGCAACTATCAATATACGCCTATCTTTTCGAGAGACAAAACCCAAACTTGAAAGTAGAGGGGCTTATCGCAATTTGGCTAAGAGGTGACAAGGATAAGGACGGAATTTTCTCTGTTGAACGCATACCGGACAGCGAAATAGAATTGTTCCTTAATTGCTGTAAGAATGGCGTTCGATATGCAGACAATGCAAGCAAAGACAGTTATGTAGCTAAATTGAAGTCGTTGCCTGCTAAGGTTGCACATATCGAAGAAGGCGTTTACGAACTTCTTGAAATGCAAAAGAAGATAGACGAGCATTTAGGCAAGTTCAAAGAACAGTTGTTAGGTCTGATGTCTGAGGCGAAAGCTGACAATATAAAAGGGGAACTTATTTCAGTCACAAGAAAGAAAGCGTATAGCCGTGAATCACTTGATTCTAAAGCGTTGAAAGAGCAATACCCCGAAATATACGATCAGTTCGTTAAAACATCAAACGTGAAAGAATCAATTCAGATCAAAGCAAAATAATTATGGTTATAGATGAAAAGATAGCAAACGAGGTTGGTTTAGAGGCTGCCGCAGTTTATTTTGAAATGGTTCTTATACTTTGTACTGGAATGTACAGAGAAAAGTTTAAAGGATGTCGAGTTAAACAAGTCCCTAACACTGTTTTCATTTCGATAGCAAAGCTAAAAGAGATCATTCCGTTCATGTCTACGAAGAAGATATATAACGCTGTAAATCGACTCGTATCAAGTGGCTACATAAAAGAAGCAAATTACAGGTTATCCGGAATGAATACGACTAAATGTTATCAGATGGTAGAAAGATAGCCAGGCTCTAAACATGATATATACCACGCTTACAGTTAATGTGAGTGTGGTATTTTTTGTAAGTTGCTGATATTCAGCCTGGCCTCGAAAAATATTAAAAATAAAACTGTTTTTCCTTGTGGTATATCATAATTAACACTATATTTGCGGTGTTGAATCAATAAACAATAGTAATATGAAATTAGAAAATCTTATTAAAGTAAAGAGTTACGCTGACATGAAAGGTGTTACTGTGCCTTGGATATGGCGTTTAATCAAAGGTAATAAATTGGAGTGTATATACATTGATGGTATGTGCTTCATTGTCCTGTCAGATGAAGAGTTAGAGGACTACAAAAAGTTTAGAGAAACACTCAACGCATTGTTGAGCAAATAATAATCAATACTTAAAATTATGGAATCTAATTTGTCTAAAGTTGACGAAACTATAAACGCAAGTGAGTATATGACTTCTAGAGAGATTGCGGAGGTGACATGTAAAGAGCATAAAAACGTGTTGGCAGCAATTAGATTAATGGAAGAATCTTGGATTAAAGTTACTGGGCTTAATTTTAAGCTTAGTGAATATACAGATTCAACAGGTCGTAAACTCCCTATGTATAAACTAAATAAAACAGAGTGTCTATACATTGCAACCAAGTTTAATGACGAAGCGAGAGCAAAACTCGTTATCAGATGGGAGGAACTCGAAAGAGCTAACAGAATGGGAAATTTCAACGTTCCTAAATCATTCCGTGAAGCATTGTTGCTTGCAGCCGAACAACAGGAGGTTATCGAAAATCAGCAAAAGCAAATTGAGGAAAAGAACGCAAAGATCGAAGCTGATAAACCGAAGGTTCTGTTCAGTGAAGCGGTCTCCGCCTCGAACAAATCTATCTTAGTGCGTGAACTTGCAAAACTTATCACACAAAACGGTTATCAGATCGGGGAAAAGCAGCTATACGAGCGACTGAGAAAAGCCGGATACCTTTGCAGTTCGGGTGAGTCGTACAATCAACCTACGCAAACATACATGAATATGGGCTTATTTCATTTGAAGAAAACAAGCGTTATTTGTGACGGAGAAAGCAAGGTTTATACTGTGACAAAAGTGACACCGAAAGGACAAATATACTTCATTAATAAGTTTTTAGGGAAGGGAATGAAATGACGCATTGTTTTGACGATAAAGTAGCAATAAAGTTAGGAGTTGAAGCGGCATGCGTGTTGCATAACTTCGCTTTTTGGATAAACAAGAATATAGCCGATAACCATAATTATTTTGAGGGTAGATATTGGACTTATAACACAAGGGAAGCGTTATCTAAACTATTCCCGTACATGAGCCAATCTAAGATATACAGAGTAATAGGAAAGTTGGAGGAAGAAGGTTATTTGTTGAAGGGGAATTTTAATAAATCGGGTATAGATAGAACAACGTGGTACGCATTAACAGATAAGTGTATAAAGTTCCTTTTTGAGTGCGGTTATACGCTTATAGGCTATTCTGAGCCGATTTTGCAAAATTGCAAAATGCAAGTTGCAAAAATGAACAATGCAAGTTGCAGAAATGAACAAACAATACCAGATAGTATATATACAGATAGTAATACTAAATCTCCTATCGGAGATTATAGTATAGCCACGCACGAAGAATCTGTTTTGTTCCCGGTTGAAAAGAAACCTTTAGCCTCAGAGATATTCGGCTTTACTGCAAAAGCCTTAGATGTGACTAAGAAAGTGATAGAGCGAACAGATAGTTTTTTCGATCAGCTAACATTCCCGTTCGAGTCGGAGGAATTTAAAAAAGCCTTTTATGTGCTAATGACCCAACCAAAGTGGCGGATAAAGACTAAGACTCTAACAGCTATGCAAGCAAACCTAAACGAGATTGCGCAATTTGAAGAAGGTTTTGCTATGCTATTGATAAATCAGAGCATATCTAAAGGATGGGCTTCACTGGTATACGAGTCAACGCCAAAACAGTATATGCAATGGCTACGGGAAAAGACGGGAGTCTCCGGAAGTACACAGCCTGCAAACAATACTAAATCGTATTTTCAGAGTGACGAACAGCGCAGGATGTATCAGTCTTATTTAACGGAGGACTTTACATAGCATTTTAAGGCTTAAATTTCAATTTTAATCACTAAGACAATAAAAGTATCATGTATTTGGAGAAAATCGAAAATTCGGGCGGAAAATTAGCAAAATACGAAGGTTGCGGATCGTTTATAGAGAAGAACCGAAAATTTTATGAAAGTGGCAACTTCGGACAGCTATCAAAAGTAGATCAAAAGATATTCCGTGATTCAACTTTGCTTTTGGTGTCCGAATGTACAGACGAAAGAAAAAGAATAGATAATTTTTCTAAGGTTCTTAACGGAGTATGTTTAGAGACTGGTTTAAAAATGCCGGATGTCCGGGACGCAGGAAGTATATTTTATGCTGTTTGTGATGTGATAGATATGTATTTCGATGATCTATCGTTCAATGAAATTCGTTTGGCATGGCGGTTACTTGCTGTCGGGGAACTCGACCCGTTTTTGCCAAAAGACAGATACGGTAGTCCGGACAAAAATCACTATGGCTCTCTTTCGGTTGATTATATTTCAAAGGTTCTAAAGGCGTATAAGAAACGAAAGGTTGAAACGATGGAACGAGTTTCTCAGATTATGCCGGACGAAAAGCCAAAGCCGACACCCGAACAGGAAAAGATGTTTTTGAATTTGCAGGCATACAATTTTGTTCTCGCCCTTTTGAAGTATAAGTATTCGGGACGTTTCCGCATAGAGCGTGACAGGATAATAAACGAGTCTACATTTGCGTACATGGAACGATTGGGATATGATATGTCGGTAGTACCTACGTTAGCAGACAAGAAAGAAGCTTTGTTTCAATTTCAAGGTAGACCCGTAAATAGCTTTGCTCAAATTTTCGAAAAAGAGTGTATTTCGAGGTTTGGGATAGATCACGAAGCAGTTTATTTTCGTGCGGTACTGATATCCAAGAAAAGAAAGTTATTCCAGTATTGGGATGAAATGTTAGCTTTCTCAAATGAAGGTGATAGATCAGAAGATAATATTTGGAAGTTATATTACTACATTCAATAAAACCAAAAGTTATGAATAGAAGAAAAGTAAAAAAGAGCGGTTATCGGATAAGGCGTACAAAGCCTTCCGATAAATTCGTTTATGTCTCTGACTCGTTAACATACGAAAGGAGAAAAAAGGAGGGAAAGAGATGTTATACTCTGTATTGCAAATATGCGTCTATTAACTATTTGTGTGTTTCTCGAAAACAGGCAAAATCTTTAATGAAAGGGTTCTTGTTACTATGGAAATAGATATTATTTGCGCAATAGACCCGGGTGTGTCGGCTGGTGGGATAGTGGTATATAAGCCGGGAAATAGCCTTGTTACTATCCCTATGCCACGCACGGCAAAGGGTATTTTTAACGTGTTTCAAAAAGTGAAGCGTTCCGGTAGTCCTGCAATATTTATTGAGCGTCTTTCGGTTCGTGGGGGTGACTCCGGAGGCGGGAAAGAATTTAGAATAGCAACTATGTTGGAGAATTATAACTACCTTGTATGTTGTGCGCTCGTTCTTGATATTCCTTTGTTCCTATGTGCGCCTATTTCGTGGCAAAGTGGTTTAAATCTGAGGGAGAAAGGAGAGAAAGAGGAAAAGAAGGATAGAAAAGAAAAGTATCTTAATTATGCGATGAAGCAATTCCCACTTGCAAACGTGAAATTATGGAATAGTGACGCTATATGTATTTTACGCTTCGCACAAATGAAGATGATTTGTGATGTAGATTGGTTTTCAAGTAACATGCAGAACGAAAACAGTACGGAAATATCATTTTCTTCCCCTCTGTTGGACGATAGTATTAAATTCGTGGAAAGATATGGGTTCAAAAGAAAACGATCTAAAAAACGATCTAATTGAATCGGTGAAAGAATTGAGAAGCGCACAGAAGCGATTTGAGCGATTCGGGGAGAGATACAGAGAGAGGAAAGAAAAGGCGGAAAAGAAAGTAGATGAAATTCTGTCGGTTATCGAAGATAAGCAACTATCTATTTTCTAACAAAAGTTAAATAACGGGTATTTCGGAAAGATTTACCCGTTTTTATTTGCGTGAATTTAAAGTTTTGCTTTAATTTGCAGTACCAAAATAAAAAACAGTAGTAACAATAAAATCAATTAATTATGAAGGAAATTAACAAGAAATTAAGTGAACAGTCGGTAGAAACGGTTTTGGATAGACCGGAGTATAGAAAAGAGCTTTTTATTTATTGGGAGGGCTTAAAAGAGCAACGGGAAAAGGTAGCTTTCCAAATATTGAGGAATGGCGGAATCCCTAAAAGGATAACAATAGACAGAGTTGGGAGAATGGATGCAGACCAACTTGTGTCAGAATTCAAGCTAATACTTGACAGAAAGAGTGGGTTGCCTGCAAGTCTGAGGTACTTTATTTCGGATGTATGCGGAAAGGTATTTATTAGTTGGTTTACAAAAGTGATCGAAGATGAAGCAAAAGAAAATAACGATATCCGGGAAGGTAACTAAGGACGGTAAGTTATCCATCTACATGGGAGAGCTTAATGAGTTTATGAAGAACAACGCAGGGAAAAATGTTATTGCGGAGTTTACCATTTTAGAACGGTCTGATTCTTCATCTTTGCGTGGATACTACTTTAAATACGTTGTTCCCCAATTTCAGAAAGGGATGTGCGAAAATGGGTACAGGTGGAGCGAAGAAGAAACGGAGGCTTATATGCGTAGTATTTGTCCTATTACGATGGGTGAAGTTGTAGACGTTGAAACTGGTGAGTATAGAAAGGACTCAGTTAAAGTTACTGATTTAAGCAATAGCGAATTTGTCGAATACATAGATTTTTTAAAGCAGTTTGCGGCAGAAGAATTTAGTATTTATATTGAAGAACCAAATAGATTTGTAAGATGAAAGAAAATGAAGAAATGACTTTAGAGGAAAAGTTCAATTTGATGTGCGAAGCATTAAGCATATCTCCGGAGAAAATTATATCACGGGATATTACACGTTATGTATCCCTTCGTAGAAATTGCATTATACACCAACTTTACGCATACAAAAACTATGGTTTGTCCGAATTGATAGGGCGTACAAAAGTTCTAATAATGAAAGCACATGAACGTTTTCAAGGTGAGTTGGATGTGAAAGATATGACAGCCGTAGAGTTTGTCCGGCTTATAGACGAACGACTACAAAAGTATATTGATGGCAAAGAAGATTAAGAATTTTATTCTCGTTCATTGCACGGAATGTAAATTCAGTTCAGATCATCACAATTTGATTTGTTATTGCAGTAAGTTTAAAAAGAAGTTATGCAGTTGCCCTAATATTGGGAGGGTATGCGAGTTTTACATTAAAAAATAAAGTATCATGTTAAAAGAAAATTTTGAATTAAAGAGAGTTAAATTTTTGAATAACGGTTTAGAGGTAGATTACAATGATTGCCGTTTGGTTGATGGTGAAGAAACAAAGACGTTTCACAAGGTAAAATGCCCCGAATATCCGCATAGAGATTTAGGAATTGCGGCAAATGAGCTTCGTTCATACATAGTTGAATTGATGGGAATAATGAATTTTAGGAACATCACATATTTGTCTGATTTGGCAAAACAAGACAATGAGTTAAGTAGACAATTCGATGAATATTTTGAAACGCTTGCAACCCGTATAGCGATTAGTGAGATAGTCTATGATCCCGAAAAGAATACAATCGTTTTCAAATATATTTTCGCAGGCGTAGATTTATCCCGGTTGAAAATGCAAACGAGCAAAATTATGTTGGACGGTGAAGGGTTGAAATTTGAAATAGCACTACAAGAAGATTTTGAAGCACTGAAAGATGAAATTTTCAAGTATCTTTTTGAGAATAAGCGTGCACAATTGGAGCTATTCGGTGAGACAGCAACGGCAGAACCGGACGATAGTTTGACGCCCGATGATGATTTAGAAGGTGACGATACGTTTTTTGATGATGAAGAAGCAGAGCAGCCGGAGTTGATCGAAGAAGATGTACACGATTGATACGTTTGAGGAAATAGATTATTGTTTAAGCAGGGGGTATAACCCCTTGCTATTTAATAATAATTTCGATATTGAACCTAAAACAAGGTATGAATATTTAAAACGGATGTTCGGGGAGGGTCACGGACAGAGGGAAAATGAACGTTTCTTCCGGTATATGTGGGATATTAAGCCTCACTATTGTGAAGAATGTTTAAAGCCGTTGACTGGATACTCAGCCGTTTATATTAGCCATATTATAACGAGGGGATCGAACCCAATGATTGCGCATGATCCTCGTAATATAAACATACTTTGTTTCAACTGCCACAATCGTTGGGAACACGCTAATACCCGCAAGGGGATGCGGATATATCAAAGTAATTTAGAAAAAATAAAAGTCCTTAAAAGGGACAGTTTAAAACTACAAAAGAAATGAAATTGGTAAAATTTGAACTTGTATCGGGAAATGAAATTATGATTAACCCTAAATCTGTGGAATCAATAGTTAAATATACAGATGATTCGGTGTGTATTAACACAGTAGGTGCAGATATGCCGTATAGAGTTAAAGGTTCAATTGAAGATGTCAATAAAGCACTAAGCGAAGGTAGCAAGATTGATTCAATAGCCGGACTTATGGTTATCGCCTTTATTGGAATTTACATATTATCAACATTAGCAAATTTATTATCGTAATGAACTTAAACAAAATCGAATTGATCGGTCGTGTTTGTGCTGATCCGCAAGTTAAAACCTTCGACAATGGGGGAAAAGTGTGCAATCTTTCTATCGCAACAAACGAAAGGGCATATAAAACGAGTAACGGTATCGAAGTGCCGGAAAAAACAGACTTCCACAATGTAACATTCAAAGGTAAATTGGCTGAGATTTGCGGACAGTATGTTACCAAAGGAATGGAGTTATACGTAGAGGGTAGTTTACACTATCGTAAATATACCGACTCTAATAACGTTGAAAGAACTATTTCTGAGATCGTTGTAAGGTCTATGCAGATGGGAAGAAAAGCGGGTGAGGGAAACCAGCCGCCAGCCGGAGGCAACGGAAACCAACAGCCGCCAACCGGAGGTTATAGCGGTCAACAGCAGCCGCCTCAGCAGATGTTTACGCAAAATGATGATTTGCCGTTTTAAGGTGATTTCTAAATTGGGGATGTATATTGCATCCCCTTTTTTGTGTTAAATACATGTTAAAACTTAAACTTTCGCTTGCAGTATTAAATCTTATCCTTATATTTGCAGTGTCAAAAGGAAACAAATTACTAACATTTAAAAATAAATATTATGGCAACAATGACATCAAAACAATTTTGTGAGAGAATGTATGGAATGTATCACTTACTTGGCGGTGGTGATTTCGGATGTGTTCACTGTTCAGACAATAGGTTTTCTTGCGGATATAGAAAGGAGAATACAGTTTTAACCAATGCACTTATGAAGGCGTGCGATAATAACAAAGTACCTTATAAGATCGAGGCAAACGAATATTGTATCAATTTCGTGGTAGAATTTAAATAATAATAGCGGTAGAAATACCGCTTTAAACTTATAGTTATGGAAAGAAGAAGATTATCCGGTCAGTACAAAATAGCAATGTACAAAAACATAGGGAATGATACGTTTAAGGGAGTGGTAAGAACGGTAACAGGTTTCATGTATCAGTGTGGCGCATATCAGTATTTTACTTATTGGGAGAATGGCAATAAAATATCGGTTACAGAATCAAGTACAGGTTTCCGTGCAATGTCTTTGGATGTTGAAAAGGGAGAAACTCCTAAAACTACGCATGATAGGATAGTTGATAAGTTGAAAGGTTTTGATCCGTCTTTAGCAAACTGGAATAGTGCTAAAGAGATGATGAAGAAATATAATATTCCCTATCCTCTTAATGAATGGATCGTAGGACTAAAAGACATAAACCATGAATGAAGAAATAGAGAAAGCAAGATCGGTGAGTAACGAGGTTATTTCGGAAACTATAAGAAAATCGACTGAGAATGTAAAGGCAATGGAGGACGATTTCAGATTAGTAAGAAAGAAGCTTCGGAAAATTGGCGATCGAATAAAATTTGAGAGAAAGAAACTTGATATATACAACGAAGAAATAAAAAGGAGGGTTAAGTATGGAATTTGGTAACTTACTGTTAGATAGATTGGGGTTCAACCGTGAAATGTTGGAAGCTAAACTTTTGGAAATATCCACTAAGGAGAAAGAGATAAGAGTTCTAAAGAAAGAAGTTTCCGGTATAATGGAACACATATCAAAATTGGAAAGTACGTTAAATCATGGAGAGCATTATTATTGCGGTGCTTGCTGCTATCTTGAAAGTAAATGTAATAAGGGAAAATATAAGTGTCTTGAAACCGGAGAATACAAGAAATATCACTGTAAAGCGTGTGAGAAATTTAGAGATTTACCATTTTAATAACTAATTATAAATTAAATATTATGATTGATTTTAATCAAAAAAGTATCTCTTTAACTAAAGAGTGTACAGAACAACATGAAAGAATGAAGGCAAAAGGTTTTTATGACTCAGAGGTTTTTGAGTGTAAAAAATGGGCGTTGATAGTGTCTGAGTTCTGCGAAGCTATGGAGGCGGAACGAAAAGGAAAGTTTGTAGAAAACGAGATTTACGATATTGTTTTAGGGTGTGAGGAAGGTTTTGAAAATGTATTTAAACAGTGCGTTAAAGACACAGTTAGCGATGAACTCGCAGACGTGTTTATCCGGTGTATGGACGCAATAGGACATTCTATTGATAAAATTGCGTGCCCTTCCGAAATTTTTGTTTTCCAAAGTATGGTTAGCGATCATTTCAATAGGTTATTGTATTTTGAAAAATCTATTTCATCAATTGTTTATTATGCCATTCAATTTGTACCGAAATCTGTATTTGGCAAATCGTGCATTATCGAGTATACTAACATGATGGCAATAACCATTGCAGCCGCAAAGCTTTATAACATAGACCTATCTAAAGCAATAGAGGCAAAAATAAGATATAACGAGTTGAGAGGTAAAAAACATGGGAAACAATATTAATTCATTATGGAAGAAAAAATTATTGATTTAGCAAGAAGAAGCGTTTATTATGGTGATCCGGAAGGTTACCAAGTTGGGGGATGCCATTACAAGGCATCCGGCATGCAACTTTCTGAGTTTTTAGAAAGTAATAAAGTTGGTTTCTTGGAGGGGAACGCAATGAAATATGTGTTTAGGCACGATAAGAAGAACAAAGAAGAAGATTTGCTAAAGGCTATTCAGTATATCAAATTGATTCTAAAATACAAATATGGTAAATTCTTAGTAGGTGATATTCTGTTGAGTGAGGAAGAATATAGAAAACTGGATGAGCTTATCGAGAAACAAAATACGATTGAACTTGATACTACTTTTATCAGAAATGCGTTAAAAACCACATCAATTGCTTCGCCTAAAATATCGGTAGACAAAGCAACTTTATATGTTGCAAAGCTAAGAGAGGTTAAAGCCGAATATATCGAAAATTTTGTTTTGTCGGATATAAAAAAATGCAAGCTTTTAGATATGGGACTACGGTATAGTGCGGCAGGTGGTATCTATGTTCGTTTTGATTCTAAGAGAGGAGAAACAATATGTGTTAAGCCGGGTTATTATGTTGTTCTAAATGAAGATGGGAGATATGAATCATACTCAAAAGAAAAGTTTGAGTCTACTTTTCAACCAAAATACTAACAAAAATAAATAATGATAGGTCACGTTGCAAATATAGCAGCGTGACTTTATTTTTATATTATCTATAATAGTGTTATTTTTGCGCATATTGAAAGATTATATAATTTGTAGTACAATATACCTAATAGGAATTATAGCTTAAAAATACGTCTTAAAATGGATAAAAAAATAGGTTCAATGAAAAGAGGGCAGGGAAGGCACAGCCGGACGGACGAACAGACTGAAAGAGATCGTTCCTTTGCCTCTGATTTGTTTTTGAAAGGTTATTCTTATAGAAGAATAGCGGAAGCGATTAACGAGCGAAATAAGGCGGATGAAGTGCCGTATACCGTGACTTATCAAACAGTGTATAATGATATTCAGTTTTGCCTGACTCAGTGGAAAAGAGAACAGTTCGATAATATAGATCAGTATATTACGCAGGAACTTCAATCTTTGGATAATGTAGCCCGTGAAGCGTGGGAAGAGTGGGAAAAGTCTAAGCGTCCCAAATGTAAGACAAAGTATATTTTAGGGAAGGCTAAGGAGGTGCAAAAGGAAACAACAACGGGTGATCCTTCTTTTTTGAATGTAGTTCTCAACGTGCAGCAAAGAAAAGCAAGGTTGTTGGGGTATGACTCACCGTTATGTATAAACTTGGTGGGAGATAAAGAAAAGGAGAAACCCAAATACGATTTTTCGGATGTTCCGGAGGACGTTTTAGAACAATTGGCAGATTCTTTGCAAAATACGGAGGGTAAAAAGTGAAAAAAGTAAATGAAATACCACCTGTTGAGATTGTGAAGCATGTTGCGAGGAAGAAGTTTAAGAACTATGCAAAATTCATAGATGATAAAATAGTTCTGAGTCAGTTTCACAAAACATACTACGAGATTCTCGATAGGTTTGCACATGGTAAGATCAAAAAATTGATTGTTACCGTTCCGCCTCAAACTGGAAAATCAGAGGGTAGTAGTAGAAAGCTACCTTCTTTCCTTTTGGGGCTTAACCCGTCTTTAAAGATATTGATCGGTTCTTATGCCGCATCACTCGCAGAGGGGTTTAATAAGGATGTTCAACGAATAATTGATACACCGGAATATAAAAGCCTATTCCCCGACACCCGAATAATGGGAGAGGAAAAAAAATCGAGGTATCAAGCGTTTGCGAGAAACTCAAAAATGACTGAAACAATCGGGAAGGGTGGGTATATTATATCTGTTGGTCGTAATGGTAGTTTGACTGGTAAATCTGTGGATATAGCCATATTGGATGACTTATACAAGGATCACATGGAGGCAAATTCTCCGATTATCCGGGAAGCTGCTTGGAAATGGTACACCACCGTTGTAACCACCCGTCTACACAATAACAGTCAACAGCTTATTGTATTTACGAGATGGCACAAGGACGATTTAATAGGCAGGATCGAAGATAAAGAGAATGTTATCAATGTTGAAAAGTGGGAAGATTTGGATAGTATACCGGAAGGTGCGTGGGTTAAAGTAAACTTTCCAGCTTTAAAGGTGGGAGAACCAACAGAGATTGATCCACGTTTGCCGGGTGAAGCACTTTGGGAAGAAAAACATAGCGCTAAGAAATTGAACGCACAAAGAGAACTTGATAGAAATGAATTTGAATGTTTGAATCAAGGAAACCCGGGTAGTGCTGAGGGGACTCTATACGGTAACTTTAAAACGTATACCGATAAAAACGATTTTGGTGTGTTGGTCGGAAGGGGTAACTATACAGACTGTGCGGATACCGGTAGCGACTACCTTTGTTCAATTTGCTATGATAAATACCAGTCAAAAGAAGCGGTTTGGAATGAAAAGGAAAGGAGGTATAAGCATCTTATTTTCTGCCTTGTGACGGATATTGTTTATACTACCGCACCAATCGAAGAAACGCAGGTTAGTGTTCCTAATATGTTGAATATTAATGGTACAGATTACGCATACATAGAGAGTAATAACGGGGGGCGATCCTTCGCTGTTAACATCAGTCCAAGAACTAAGGCTGAAATAAATTGGTTCTGCCAAAGATTAAATAAAGAGGCTCGTATATTGTCGAACGCTGCAAACGTTACTCAGTCTATTGTTATGCCGTATGGGTGGGAGTCACGTTTCCCGAAATTCCACGAACATATAACAAATTACCTTCGTGAATTTTCAGCGAATAAGCACGATGATGCGGCAGATGTTTTAACTGGTATAGTCGAGAAAGAAGTTATTCCAACTATATATCAAAAAAGAAGAGGAATAAGGGTTATAAACTGATAAAGTAGGAAAATGTATCAGACTTTCAAGTTTATACGGTATATTTGCAAAGTAAAATCAATTGTTTAACTAAATTTTTATAATTATGTTGTATTGTGATTGTTCTTTAGGAACAGTACTTCCGGATATTCCCGCATTTAGCTGTCCCGACAATTTCGGGCAAGTTCAAAAACTTGCTTTTCAGAGACTCGAAAAAACGGCAGGAACTGCAAATACTATGACTTCCGAAAGTATTGCAAAGTTGGCTACATGGACTCCCTTGCTGTCAGCAAAAGACGGTACTAAAGTAGTAGTTACGCCTTATATTTACGAGCCGACAGTAGAGGCGGGAGCTGCCCTTACTTATGGAGGTGGAAACGCAACTCCCGGAGGTATTGTAGAAATTTTGGGGTCGGAGTCGACACCGTTTACGGCTTCGTTCAAGAAGTTGCCGCAAACCATTATCAAAGCTATGAAAGCGTTGATGTGTGAAGCGGGTCAAATCGGTGTTTTCCTTATCAACGGTAACGGACAAATTGCTTGTGATAAGACGGGTAATAATTTGCACGGTTTCCCGGTTTGGTCGCTGTTTATCGGTGATAAGACTATCGGAGGTTTGGAAGCGCCGGATAGCAATGCTATTACGTGGAACTTCATGCCTAATTGGTCGGACAACTTCACTATCGTGAAACCTGAGTTTAACCCTCTGACTCAGTTAGTGCCTTCTGCGGGTGTAGGCGGATGATAGCTAAAAAAACGTATATTTCCCTCAGTTGTGAAGAACTGGGGGAAACTCGTTTATTCGATATTGAACACGCTGAGAGACTTTTGGGAATGGTTAATAATGGAGGGTGGCATATACCGGAGGACTCAGAATTTAAATTAAATGAAAATGGGAAAATCATTAGACGAAATAAGGGAGATATACAGACATCCGGAGGGGATCAGTCAAATAGCGAAAGCAAAGGAACACGAAGAAAGAATAGCGTTTCACACACGGGTGAGAACGAGTGATGATCGTAATAAGCCAGTAATTGACTTTCTTTCTAAGGTTAAGACGTGGATAGCGAAAGATAAATATGAGATTTTCCTATCTATGTTCCATTTCCCGGTTAAAACAAATGGTGTTACTTCTGAGATATTCGACAAACTGAGCCGTGTTTTCGATGGTAGGAATCCGGTTTATAACTATCAGTTTAAATCATCTGAGGATCGGAATGACTGGGAGTATTACCGAAAGGATGTTTTAAAAGAACCTTCGGTTTGGAGTACGGACGGTTGGGATAATTTCAAGCATAGAATTAACTCTGTTTTGGTCGTTGATATGCCGGAGGTACAGGTAGGAGAAAAACCAGAGCCGTATTTTTTTTGGTTGCCTATTGCAAACGTACTTTCTTATCGCACATGTGGGAAAGACTGTAATTTGATGGCTTATATCATGTACGTAACGGACGAAAATAAGATCGTCTATATTGATGAAGAACGTTATGTAAGATTTGATAAAACGAGGGGAAACGACTTGATTTTAGAGGTAGACAATATGCACGATTTGGGCTATTGTCCGGCTCGTTTCTTTTGGTCTGACTCTATATCATTGAGTGAACCCGACATTAAAATAAGCCCTATAACGAGCGAACTCGACTCTTTCGACTGGTATCTTTATTATTCCACTGCAAAGAAGCATTTAGACTTATACGCATCTTATCCGATTTATTCCGGTTATGAACGTGATTGTCACTATGAGTCACACGATGGCAAAGAGCGTTGCGATGATGGTTTTTTAAAGAACGAAAAAAACGAGTGGATTACAGGTGCGGACGGAAAACCGATGGCGTGCCCGATTTGTTCAAGCAAGCGGTTGAGGGGTGCAGGCTCTTATGTTGAGATACCCATACCGGACGAAATGCACAACGTCCCCGACTTGAAAAACCCGATCACTATGCTATCCGCTGATACCGGATCACTCGAATATAACGTAAACGAGGAAAAGAGGCTGAGAGAGGAACTTGTAAGATCGGTAACGGGTGGAGAAGGGGAATTAAATAGGTCTGAGGCTATTAACGAAAAGCAAGTTAAAGCGGGTTTTGAGTCCTTGACTACTAAACTAAACAGAATCAAACGAGGCTTCGAGGAAGCGCAAACATTCGTAGACTCTACTATCTGTTTACTCCGTTATGGTGATAGCTTTGTTTCTTGCAATATTAACTACGGGACTGAGTTCTATATCTATACACCGGAAGAGCTTTCAGAGCGTTATAAGATCATGAAGGAAACCGGAGCCTCCGAGGCAGAACTTGATGCTCTGAGGCAACAGATAATAGAAACGGAGTACCGGAACGACCCTACACAGATGCAAAGGTTATTAATCCTTAACGAGATAGAGCCTTATTCACACTTAACGAGAGAAGAAGCGGTAAATCTGTATAAAGAAAACGTTATAAGTGAGGAAGATTTGCGAGTTAAATTAAACCTTCCTACATTTGTGCGTAGATTTGAAAGGGAGAACATGAATATCATTGAGTTCGGTTCTGCACTTGACTATAAAAAGAAAATTGAAATAATTATTAACACTTTAAAAAAGTACGCAAATGGTTTACAGAACGGATCAGTTAGATCAACTGAATGAAAGTAATTACGTTTGCCCGCAGGATGAAGTTAAATTGTATCACGTTATCCAAGAAGTGAAAGAATTTAATCCGAAAACAGGGCAAAGAATCAGCGTCCCGGTGTTACAAAAATACAAGCGAAAGACTTTTGAACTTGATATTTTGCCGAGACTGCCAAGATTGGGTTATACATTGAGAATTGTTTTCGACCCGGTTAAATATGAATCTACAATTTCAGAGGCAAGACGAGCCGCAGGACTGGCAGCGAGAGCCGAGGCAAAAATGAAGGCAGACGAAGAACTGAGAGAGCAAATTAGACGTGAAGAAGCTGCAAAACTTCGTGCGAAGTTGAAGAAACAAAAAGAGAAAGGAGAAAAGTAATGTTAACAGTAGATTTGCTTAGACAGAATAAAGCGTTATCGGAGCTATCGGATGAAGTTCTTAACGCTATTTCAGAACTTTCTAAAAACGATGAAGCGCAGACGGTTGCGGCAAAGGTCAGAGAAACCGAAAACAGTATTGCTACTCAAATGAAAGAGGCTTTTGGCATTGAAGGTGTAACTGATCTTGATTTGAAAACCGCAATTGAGTTTGGCAAAACAAAGATTTCTAAATCGGATACATCGGCTTTTGAAAAGCAGATTAACGATCTGAAAGAAGAGCTAAAAGCGGAGAGAGCCAAAAAGGGAGGCGAACGGGATACAGATAAAATCAATCAGCTTACAGCCGAACTAAACGACACCAAGCAAAAATTTGCTGAGTTGAACAACCAACTTTCAGAGAAAGAAAAGGAGTTTAACGGTAAGTTGAACGATTACAAGATCACTTCTTACATTTCAAGCGCAATGCAGGGGATGAAGTTTAAAAAAGATATTTCAGAGCCAGTTTTAAACGTTGTGAAGCAACAGGCGGTTAACTTGCTTAAAACTCAATTTTCACCCACTTTGCAAGGTGACGAAGGTTCTGAAAGTCTTATCTTCATGAAAGACGGTGTACCTTACAACAACCCTGCAAACAGCCTAAAACCGTTTACAGCGTCAGAACTCCTTTCTCAACAGTTTGAGCAGTTTGGCGTTCTTGACAAAGGTAGACAGGCAGGCGGTGCGGGGAGTTCCGGAGGCGGACAGGGTAACGGTAGTTTGCTTGATTTAAGCGGCTGCAAAACCAAAGTAGAGGCAAACAAGGTTGCGCAGGAGTATTTAGCTAAGAAAGGTTATACAAGCGAGTCGGAAGAGTATCAAACGGAGCTTGATAAAATTTGGGTTGAAAACAAGATCGCAGATTTGCCAACAGAATAACTAAAGAGGGGGTTAAACCCCTCACAATATAAACTTTAAAACAATAGATTTATGTCGTTAATTGCTACAAGAACACAGGAGTTTAGATTAAAGAACCCTAACATTGACAAAAATATGGCTCGCATGACCGAATGGGGTGCGTATGACTTCTTTTTGTCTCAAACAAATGCGATGGACTCAATGCTTTCCGATGAAACTAAGCGTAGAGCGTTCGCCTCAATGGGAAGTGATATTAAGATTCCCGTAATTGATTACGATAAAAACGTAACAGTGTCAAACGCTCGCACATGCGTTATCGCAGATGCGGAAAACACTTCACGTTTGATCAATGTAACGTGGAAAACCTATGCTTTCGGTTTCACTATGACACCGAACATGTATTCAAACAACGAAATCGATTACCAACAGGACTGGAACAGAAAGCTACAAAAGCACATCCGTAAGTTCATGGATACCGTTGATAAGGACGCTATTGCGACTTTGGAGGCAAACAAAACACAGGTATTCGGAAACTTGCTGTATTACACAAAAACGGGTAACGATGTGCAAGTGAAATTCACTCAGCGCAACGACATCCTCAGCGACTTGCACCCGATGTTCCGTGCAAACGACTATTCCGGTCAACTTCATATCATTGGCGACACTGGCGTAGACTCAATGTTGCGTAAACTGGAACAGCACGGTTTGTACAATGACGTTAACAAACAGTTGGAGTATGCAAACAAAGTGTTCCATTTCACCAACAACATGGCTTTAGAGTCGGGAAACTTCGCTCAGATGTATGCTGTTGAGTCGGGCAACGTTGGTTTGTTGACCCGTGTAGACCGTGCAGCCTACAACAACACTAAATCGGGCACGCATGAATTTGGAAAAGTTGTTCTTCCTTATTTCGGTAAAGAGGTCGGAACACACTACTACGAAGAGGTGGGCGATCAGTCGGCTATCGCAGGCGAAGCAACTGCCGACATGACTTGTGACGTTAAACATTTCTACGGTTTCTCAGTAGATATTGCTTTCGTAGTAGCTTTTAACTCCGATCATTTGACAATCGCTAACCCGATTATGAAGATCGAAGTAACGAAAGAAAATTCTCAGTTTGGCGGTACTCCGGTATTTATCACCAATGCAGATCAGATCGGTGGTGGTTCTCCGGCTGGTGAATTATCTGTTAACCTTGCTAAAATCGGAGGTAGTCCGGTTGCTGAATCTACTCTGAAAGTAGATTTGGATAAAGTCAAAGGTGCAGCAGTTTCGTCTACTGATGGCGTAGTTGATGTTAAGGTCAATGCGCAGGCTTCAAATCTGAATGTTGAGGTGAAGAACTCAACAGATTCACCCGTTAACACAAAGGAAGTTCCGGAAGCGTAACGAGAAAGTAAACTAAGTATTAACAAAGGGAGGGGGACAAAATCCCTTCCCTTTTTTTATTTATAACCATGTACAGATTAAAGGATATACAAAAAGAACTTGCCACGCTCGTAGGATGGCGGCAGTCGTACGATAGAGACGCTAAGATAGACGAAAGTTTAACGGTGTCCGATAGTGGTGTTATGTTTCAAGACGTTCACCCGCTTGTGACGCTAAGAAACATTGAATCTATTATGCCACTTGATTACTATTTACGTTATCCGGAGTATCGGGATACCGACACTTATAAGCCTGGTGACAAGGTAGTTTACGGCAAGGACGTGTTAACGCTTCGTCCGGACGTATGGGAGGCAATAACAGAGAATGTTGGTGTAGAGCCTTCCGATGGTGATAACTGGAAACGGTACAACCCACTAAGCGATTATTTGCGTGAATTGAACGAAAGAGCGATCACCAATACCGTTACTCGCTTTATCAATGAAAAGTTGATTGCTGGGGAAACAAAGACGCTTTTAGAGCGTACAAACTTCTTCGATGGTTCGGGTAAGATAAATAACGAGATTGACCCTACCGATAGCATTGTAGGATATGAAATATTGCCAGTCCGTTCAATGGGGGTAACAACCAAGATCGAAAAGATAGGTTTGCAGTTTAACAAGCCGGGAAGGGTCAAACTTTACCTTATGCACACCTCACAAGTAGACCCGATTAAGACGTTTGATTTGAATTATACTAAAAATGGTTCTTATCAATGGTTCGATGTCGGGGGTGATGTATTACTGCCTTATATGTCTGAGGAAACTTCACCCGGTGGCTTGTGGTACTTGTGTTACGATCAAAAAGAATTGCCGTTGGGGATGTATGCTATAAACGTCTCTAAGGACTTTTCACGTGACCCGTGCGGTACTTGTAATATCGGAAGCGTGCAGGCGTGGAGAGAGCTAACAAAGTATATCAGAGTGTCACCGTATAGAGTTGACTCTACGCAGTCGGAGGATGGCGTAAAGATGTGGAATATAGAAATGAACATGTATACGTCTGCAATCTGCTACGGTTTAAACGTTCAATTGTCGGTAGGATGTGATATAACTGACTTTATCATTCAGTCTAAGTATGCCTTCACGCATGCCGTTTCTCTGCAAATGGCTTCTTATGTGCTGCGAGAGCTTGCATTAAATCCGAACGTTCGGCAAAATGCCAATCAATTGAATATCGACCGTGAAACGCTATTGTACGAAGTTGACGGAAACTCACAGGGACGTGCGCAGGGTATCGGATACGAACTAAAGAAGGCTTTTGAGGCTCTTTCTATTGATACAAAGGGGATGGATAGAATATGTCTTTCTTGCCGGAACAACGGGATAAGATTTAAAGCAACATGATAAGCGGTCTAATAGATAAGTTTAAAAAGGTAGGTGAGGAACTCGACACCGGAGAAATAGCAAAAAAGATTGTGTGTGACAATGATAATATACTTATTGACATGAACGCACAGGATCAGCTATACGCAAAGGGTGTTAACCGTTTGGGCGTTCGTATAGATGAATACCAACCCTACCGACCCTTAACTATAAAGGTCAAAATAGAAAAGAGGCAACCGTACGACCGGGTGACACTAAAAGACACAGGAGAGTTTTACGACTCTTTTTATGTTGAGACAGCAGAAGATCGGTTTTACATAAAAGCCTCAGATGAAAAAACTAATTGGCTTATCAAAAAATACGGTGCTGAGATTTTCGGGTTAACAAATGATTCACTTGCTGAGTTTATTAACGATTATGTGAAAGACGAAGCATATAACAGAGTAAAGGAGATATTAAATGAACGATAGGGCTATAATTAGACCAAATGCGACACTTTTCGATAAAACGATAGCCGATGTACAGGTAAGCCTAACAAAATCGCTTAAATGGCTTAATTTCGCTTTTGGGAACGTGGTTAAATTGGTAGAGAGAAACGAGAGGGGGAAATTTGTTACCCCATCAGTGTATTTTAAGGGAAATGATTATTTGCGCTTAGAGCCGGACGATAAGCGGGGTAACGTTTGCTTTTTCTACATGCACGACTCACAAGATTACGAAGGGGGAGACTCTTTATCTGGATTTGGCGATCTGAGGGGGACGGTTAGCATTATCTTTTGGTTCGATACCCGTAAAATCCCGGGTGCGGAATACTACAACGTGGAGTTTGTAAAGTCCGAAATACTAAGAGCCTTAACGCATGAGCTTTATCTGCCATCCGGTGATATACAGGTGAGAAAGATATTCCACGACGCCAATAATGTATACAAGGAGTTTTCTATTCAAAAGACGGATAATCAATACTACGTTTATCCCTATGCTTGTTTGCGGTTTGAGTGTGATATTCATTGCGAAGAAGGGTGTTATTAAAGGGGGAGTTTCCCCCTTTTTTGTGTTAAATACATGTTAAAACTTAAAGTTTCGCTTGCAATATTAAATAAAGTCCTTATATTTGCAATGTCAAACAACGAAAGTAGTAACAATTAAAAATAAAGATTATGACAGCAAGTTTATTTATTCAGAGAACAGTTGAAAAATTTATTATGATGGAATTTGTTAAGGGAAACATGGATACCAAAGAACAAGTTGATACGATGATAGAAGTTATCAAAAGAAAGTTAGACTTTTCGCATGATGAAGCATGTGATTTTATAAGAAAAGCGATCGGAATAAACGAATAACTTTAATTATTGACAGGTGGGGATGATACCCCACTTCCTAAAATAAAAGCCATGAAAGTAGATAAGTATCTAAAGAGCCACAAGGCAAACGAATTTTACGTGAAAAAGTGTAGAGGTTATTATCTCGTTATGGATAACTATGATAAAAGTTTGGCGTCTATGGAGGTTACAGAAGAAGAAGCTAAAAAGGTAGCCGAGCAACTTAACAAGATTCGCAACGAAAGATTGAATCTAACCGTTAAATAATAGTTAAATATTAAATTTAAACTTGCAATATTAAATAAAGTCCTTATATTTGCAGTGTCAAAAGGAAACAAATTACTAACAATTAAAACTCAAAGTTATGAAAAGATATTTTGTAAACGGAAAAGAGATAAGCGAACAAAAAGCAAAAGAGATTGAAGCTAATAATAAAAAGTACATGGAAAGCAACGATCTTTCTCTTTGGGCGAAATGTGAATTTATAACAGTTATCGGAAAGTAAAACAATTGGGGGTAACACCCCACATAAAAAAATAAATATATGACTACTTACATTTATAAAGGACAAAAGATAAGCCACTCCAAAATATTATCCCTATTGCGTAGTGCAGGCATTTACGGAGGAAACAAACTATCATATTATGAAGTTTTGGTTAAAGCTGCCGAAAACGGCAACGAAAGAGCCGCATATATTTTGAGAGACTTAAAAGTGATATAATAACCGTGGGAAACCACACAAATCTTAAAGGTATGTTTTACAAAGAAAGAATTGAGAATTTAGAAAAGAGAGTTAAGGAACTGGAAAGAAAAGAAGGTATTTCAAAACTTTCGGAAGATGTATCTAAAAGACTTATACATGCTTTAATTGACTCTAACAATGAAGTAGTAAAAAGAATTTTTGATGATGTGTATGTTACTTCAGTGTATGGTGTAGGTGTGTTTCAGCCACCTAAAGCCGGAGACATTCACGTAAGTAATGCGGTGTTTAGTGGAGAGATGTTCAAACAAGCGGAGTTTAACGGTATACCCGATTCTTTAAAGAAGGTAGAAGAGGATAAGACAGAAGCACCTACCATTGCAAGCGTGTTGGAAAAAGCCAAAAAGAATACGATGGCGATACAGGAGCTTTTAAAACGAACCGGATGTTCGAATGTGAACGAAGTGATAAGCAAGTTTGAACTTGGAGTTTCTTTCAAAAAGATGTATGATAAAGAAGCACGCAAAAGGAAAGAGCTTGCAATACAAAGAGATCGTTTAGAAAGTGAAATGATGCGCCAAATAGAGGACTTAAAATCAAGAAGAGACGAGTTGTTAACCTCAACAGGGTGTGCAAACTTTAGCGACTTGAAAAATAAGTTCTTATGTAAGGATATAAAGAGGGATGAACTAATAGGGGAAATAAACGAGCTTGCACGACAAAGAGAACTTTTAAATCGTGATTTAAGCAATAAAATAGCTAAACTTTCTGATAAAAACCAATCTTTGAAGCAAAGTGAAAAAAACCTTATTTGCAAACTCGCAGACAAGGAGGTAGAATTAAAGAGAGTGGAAGAACTTTCAGACGGTAGATATAAAGAAGTCGTTTGGCTTCGTGGCGAACTGAAAGACAAAGAACAGGAAATAGAAAAACTAAAAGATGAAAACAAGCAGCTTAAATCGGTTAATGCGGATAGGGTAACAAGGACGCTTAATGCCGTTTGCGGGGAATCTGATGCGGTAGTAAGATATTTAGATTTGAAAAAGAGATATGAAGATTTGGAGAAAAAGAAAGAAACGTTGCTTGATTCTGTGAGTGAACTACAAAAACAAGTATATGATGTTTCGAGAAATAAACAATATTTGGAGATAGCAAATACTTCACTCCTGCAAGAAACTCGTAAAACAAAAGATGTTTTAAACGAGAAAATCAAGAAGCTAAGACAGAGACTTAAAAAATCATCTATCCGTTACAGAGACTTAAAAGAAAGCATTTCGCACAATGGTTTGAAATCAGTATAATAATAACAGCCGGGTTGATAGCCCGGCACAATATTAAAAGATATGTTGAATGTAGATTTGCGAATAAAAAGAATAGAGCCAAAATTAGGCGATATTATAAGTGTCGTAGAGGAAGATTTTACAACGATAGCAAAAACGATTCCATACGAGGGAGGGACTTGTCAAGGATGTGCTTTTTATGATAGAAGTAATGTTGATTTAGATTGTTCCTATTTCGTTAAGTGTGTTAAGAATAGAGTTATGTTTAAACTAATAGAAAGAAAGAGAACTAAGGAGGTTGAAAATGAATAGAATATCTTTGTCGGATAGAGATAGATTTGTACCGAAAGAGGGAGAAGTATTTTTGCGGAAGTTCCGGGAAAGGGAATAGATCGGAAGGTAGAGGCGGTATTATTGAAAGACAATAGCGGTTGTAAGAATTGCGCATTTTTTAAAGGAGAATTAAAAGACTTGTGTATGCAAATAAACTGCCTTAATCGTGGTAGGCAATTAATTTTTAGAAATGTCAAACGTATAAACAAGTGAAGTTATGAAGAAATTAGATTTGTCAATGATACCGATTGACCTAAAGGTAGGCGAGGAAATGGAGATATTAACGCCCAAAGGGGATAAAGTTACAGTAAGGTGTGTTGAGGACAAAAGAGAAAATATGTGCGATTGTTGCTTCTTTGGGGAAATGGGTTTAGACCTTTGTAATCACGTCAAATGCAATTTACCGGAGCGTGAAACAAAAGATAGTGTAAGTTTCCAAGAAGTAAAAAGGGAGAGAATGCGTAGTAACGAGAAAGGAGAATTATTATGAAAGAAGTGATTGACTTTAAAATCGGTGACGAATACAAAGAGGGTGATATACTCAAAACGAGAGAGGGCGTATATTTGCTCGTAGAAAAAACGACTAACAAAAATTGCGCTGAATGTTGTTATTCGTGTTGGTTTCAAAATGCACCCTGGGACGCATGTATACAAATGGATTGCACCGCAGGAAATTTTTATTTTAGACCGTTCGAGGAACACCACAAAGAAACGGAATATATTATAGGCGATCTACTGAAAATACCGAAAGAGAGAGAGCCGGGAAAATTCATACTTGCAAAAGTAGAAGATGAAGGATATACAAAAGAAATTTGCTACGACTGCGCATTTCATCAAAATCATTTCGAACGTATGGAATGTTGTGTAGCGAATAAATGCGTAGCTTATTTCAGAGATACAGAACAAGACGATGTATATTACAAACCATTAGCGGAGGTATCAGAATGAAGCAAAAGAAAGTGAGAGATTTTGAGGTGTTCAAAGTAGTACATCCGATCACAGCAAACGAAGTAGCAATTCAAGCAATACCACGGGATACTATTTCATGCAACGGATGTGCCTTCCGAAAGGGAGATTTAGAAAGCATGTGTAAAGCATATCTGTGCTTTAGTGAAAGAACATTAGATTGTTTGGTGTTCAAGAAAGTAAAGTAGAAATTCAAACGAAATGTTACAGAGTTTTAAAAGTTAAAGTATTAATTTAAATGTGTTGACTTATGAACAAGAAAGCCATTGACAGCCTCTTAGAGGCAAAAAGACAGATTTACGATACAATCACCCAACTTATCAGAGAAAACGAAACAGAGGGCAAGGGAATTATGTCTGCGTTGAGCAAATGCGAATATATGCTATTAGGTTCTTGCATTATCTTCCCACAGCATTTTTTAGACTGGTGTTTATCCCGTGGCTTTTTGTCTACCGCCACAGAGGAAAACTCTATTTATGGAGGTGCTTTTATGATTCAAAGATATGTGCCAAGAACAGACCTTATCCGTATGAATGGAAGCGATATAACCGTTCATCCTTCATTGTTGTACGCATACTTACACAGAGGTGAAAATGAATAATACAAAGGACTGGGAGGAATACCGCAAAGATGTGAGTAACTCCGAAAAGGTGGGCGAATATATAGCCAATATGATAGACCACGATGAAAGGGAGAAACTAAAGATACTTTTAGATATTTGCGAGAAAAGCAAGGATAGCAGCTACGATCTGCCTATCGACTGCAAAATATACCTTCCTTTAGGCTCTTTGTTGTTTGAGCATGAAATGCTTGATTTTATAACGTGGGCTGATAATATGGGGTATATTCGGTGTGAAGAAGATAAGATTGTAATTGTTTCGTCTATGATTAAAAGACGGCTTATCGTTGGCTCTCTTAAAGTTATGCCGGAGATTGTGGAGGCGTTCGTTTTGTACAGAAAGCATATAGGTTAGGAGTCTTTTAGACTCCTTTTCTTATTTATAAACATTTTGTTTTTATCCACCTTCGGAGAGTTTGAGACTAACGTTTTAATAATCAATATCTTTGCAAAATTGCTTTTTATTCATACTTTTGTACAAACTAATATTTGAATTATGGAGATTTATAATTATTTTCTTTCTTGCGTGCTACTTGTTTCGTTTGTAGCGGCATTTTGTGTTAACTTTGCCCGAAAGACGGGTGTAATTGAACGGATGTCAGTGTTTGGTGATTCTTGGTTATCTAAGGTGTTCCGGTGGTATGGTGATAGATCACTGATTAACGAGCTAACTAACTGCGATTTCTGCCTATCGTTTTGGGCGTGTGTAATTTGTTCGGTGATTGTGTCGATCGGAACGCTAAGCCCTATTTTCATCCTTACACCGATATTTGCAACACCTATTTGTAGAATTTTAATTTAATGATTATGGAGATTAGAAATTATGTATCAATTATTCCGCCCTTCGAGATCGTGAGGGCGGTTAAGTTTAACGGTGATGTTCACGAATTAGCGCAGTTATTGCCAAGTTTTGAGCTACTTTCCGCAATGGATGGCGTAATGATGGCACGAATAAACGGCAACACTTTTCGGGTGTTTGATAACGACTATATCGTTCTTGGCGAAAATGTTACTTACTCAGTCGATGAAGAAACGTTTGCCATATTATACGAGCAGGCAGATAAGGAGGTGACGAATGAACACGATTAAGGTAGGGAATCACACGGTAACGGTATACGAAGGCATTGATGAAATGCCTATCGTCCGTTATCAGAAGTTTAACCGTCTTATGCTGATTGAGTCGGGAGTCGGTAGCACTATTGAGGAACTCGATACGCATTTGCAACGTGCTATTGTCTATTGCAGGACACAGCCGGAACATACTTATAACGAGCTAATGAATCTAAGGCAGTGTTTCAATATGGCGTCGAATGGCGTACATCCGGGAATGATGGCTTTTGCCGCCTTCGTTAAATCGGTCGATGGCGTGGAATATCCGGTTAATGCGTCCGACTCTGATCTAAAGGCGATATTTGACAGTCTCAGCGATGCAACTATTAACGAACTTTCTGAACCGTTTCAGAAGGTCAAAAAAAAAATAGAGGCGGAAGTATCGGTATACTTCCCACGGATGGCGGACGATCCTCTGATTAAAGAGTATTACGATATTAAACTATCTATGATAAAAGCAAAGTTAGATAAGCTTGTGAACAACGTAGATAACAGTGAGGCGGTGAAGGAAATAGAGGATAAGTTACTAACCTTCTTTCCGCCTCGAATATTCTACGGTACTGACTCTGTCGAGATAAAGACGGACAAGGAGTTTCAAGAAATGTGCTTAGTTATCACGCAGAATATGCACATAAATGCACGTGAAATGTCGGTGTCTGAGTTTTACACCGCTTTCGAGATGATTAAGAGACAGGCAAAAAGGAGTAAGAACAAATAAATTTAAATCAAATGGCGAACGAAGTAAAGGGAATAAAGTATAGCGATCTTATACAGCCTGACAGCAGTATAAAGGACGCTATTACGCAGTTGGAAGGACTGCAAAAGATATATGACTCTATGTTAAAGCGTATCGAGGAAGGCGCAAAAGGTCTGCAAAAGCCTATTTCAGAAGGTGGAGGCGCAACGGAGGAAGGGCGCAAAAAGATAGACGCCTACGAAAAACAAGTGCGATCATTGGCGAACGCTGAGATACAATTGAAATTGGCACTGACAGAGACAGCGCAGGAAATCGCAGTATTGAAGAAACAGACAGCCGATCAAAACTATCTGAATAAGTTGCAGGCGAAGTTGGTTAATAGTATGGCAGGAAGCTATAACGCTTTGTCAGCACAATACGAGCTAAACAAAATAAAGATGAACAATCTTTCTCAGGCTTATTTGGAGAACACGGAGGCAGGAAAGAAGCTTGTTAAAGAGACTGCGGAGATTTACGCAGCGATGGATAAATACCAAAAGAGCACAGGAAAGCACACCTTAAGCGTGGGTAACTACAAACAGGCGTTTGATGGTTTAGGCTTTTCTATATCACAGGTCGCTCGTGAACTCCCTTCATTGGCGATCAGCGCAAACACGTTCTTCCTTGCTATTTCCAATAATATACCGATGGTTATAGACGAAATACAGAAGTTGCGTGCAGCGAACGAGGCAGCAGCGAAAGCGGGGGAGGCACAGGTAAGTATAACCGGGAAACTGGTTAAATCTCTGTTCTCTTTTAACACCGTGATGGTGTTGATATTGACAGCCTTCTCTATTTGGGGTAAGGATATAACCAATTGGATAGGTAGCCTTTTCACAGGGAAGAAGCGTGTTGAGAATTTAACAAGCAGTCTTAAACATATGGCGGACGCTATGCAAAACGCACGTCTTGAAACTGCAAAGGAAACCGTAAAACTCAATGTTCTGTACAAAACGGCTACAAACAATTCTAAATCGACATCCGAACGCACCAAAGCGGTGAAGGCGTTAAAGAAGGAATATCCGGAGTATTTCAAGAATCTTACTGATGAAGAAATTAAATTAGGTAAAGCGTCTAAAGCATATAAAGAGGCTACAAAAGCCATAACAGAAAATGCAAAAGCACGTGCGGCACTGGATAAGATAACGGAACTACAAAAAGAATTTATTGATTTGGATCAAAAGCGAATAGGGGCGTTAACTAAACAGGTGCAAGCACAGGGGGAGTTAGCTAAAGCCGAAAAGTACACCGCAAAGGTTTCATCTACCATAACGGCAACATCCAATCAAGCAGCGAGCCAGTATTACGCAGCCACCGCAAGCAATGTTAACAAGTTAAGGGATAATATTAAAGAGTATGGAGAAGAAGCGGAAAACCTTGCAAGAAGGCAGACGGTTCTATCTAAATCAATGGAGAATCTAACTAAAATTGTTAATGTAGATTCGCTAACCGGAGGAAAGGGAGATACTAAAGAACAGAAAGAAAAGTACGACTTGACAAAGAAGTATGAAGAAAGCCGTATCGCCCTTATCATTGATGCGAGAGTAAAGGAGGAAAACGAGATAAGAGAGGCGGCAAGAAAGGAGTTGAGCGAGCTAAAGAAAAAGACTACCGAACAGCAGAGAGCAACTCAGATGTACGCTGACACCGTGTACAATATCGAAGCAAAATTGCGTAGAGACTTGGAAAAGATGCGGGAAAGGTGGGCTATTGATGATTTGCAGAAAACACATGACTTACTTAGCGAACGTTTGAACGCTGTTAGACGTGGGACGGGTGAGGAACTTATCATCCAAACGCAACTACTCGAAAACGAGCGCAAACAGGACGAATTGCGTATCAAACAGTCGACCGATACAGAGAGCCGGAAGAACGAGCGTCTATTGCTGTTAGAGCGTGCGTATCAGCTTTCCAAAGCACAATTAACAAAGGACTTCACGGAGAACCAAGATAAGCGTATTATTGAACGCTCTGTATTCCACCTCAGCCAACAGCAGCAGGCGGAAACTGCCGCCTTCGATATTGTGCAACGTTCGGAGAAAGAACAGGAACGTTTCCGGTTGAAATTAGAGCGTGAAAAGTGGGAGCAAATATTAGAGTTAACAAGGCAGTACGGAGAGCAAATCACGGGATACAACGTAAAGACGGTAGAGGATACCATTAAGGGAATAGACAATGCAATTAAGCGTGATACTTCCGGATGGGATAGCAATCAAGGCGTATTTGGAAATCTGTTTGATCTCGTTTTCGGTGACGCATTTAGCGCTAAAGATGGTAAGTCGGGCGCAGAGCGTGCGGAGCAGTTTAAAGACTCCATTTTAGAGGCTTCGGAGTTCGCCATAGAAAACCTAAAGAGTGTTGCGCAGGCAAGGGTCGAGGCGGCAGAAGTGGCAGTTCAGGCAGCAGAGAAAGAAGTTTCAGCCCGACAAAAGGTTTTGGACGCTGAGATACAAGCGAGGGCGAACGGATACGCCAACAACGTAGCAACCGCACAAAAAGAGCTTGATTTTGCCCGAAAGCAGCAGGAAAAAGCACTGAGGGATAAGAAGAAGGCGCAGAAGCAGCAAGAACGCATAGATACACTTATGCAGGCAAGTTCTTTGGTAACCGCAACCGCTAACCTATGGAAAGATTTAGGTTTGGCAGCGATCCCGGCTATTGCGTTGATGTGGGGATCATTTGCTTTTGCTAAGATAAAAGCCTCACAGCTATCTAAAGCCTCGCAGGATACAGAGGAATACGGGGACGGTACGGTAGAAATGATTGATTACGGAGGTTCGCACGCATCCGGAAACGATGTAGATTTAGGAACGACTAAGGACGGTAAGCGTAGACGGGTAGAGCGTGGCGAATACTTCGCAGTAGTGAACAAACGTTCATCTCAGAAGTATAAGAAACTCGTTCCGGACTTGATTAATTCACTGAATAAAGGTACTTTTGAGCAGAAATACTTAAACGCCTATTCCGGAAGTGATGAAGTAACGAATATCATGCAAGGTTCAACGGTTGATCTGTCTAAGGTCGAAAAAGATCTGAAATCAATCAAAGAACAAGGTCGTGTTAAGTACATCACGGGTGCGGACGGTACGATAATTGAGGTAAGGGGAAATATTAAACGAATAATTAAATCATAATGAACGTTAAAGATTTGCGGTTTAAATTGGGGGGTGTAGAAATACATCCCCACTATTCAGAGCTAAAACGGAAGTTTGGCAAAGAGAATCAACAGGAGTTTTTCAGAGAGTCGATAGAGGGGAGTTTAACGCTGATCGGGGCGGACTACCTTCTTGTTAAAAATGCGAGTATTGAGGATATTTTGTACTTGCAGATAGAGCAGAAGGATAAAGGGCAGCTATCAACGCAGTATCAAGTAATATTTGAGGGCTATTTCAGTAAGACAGATTGCGAGATAGACAGCGACAACCGGACGTGCAAGGTGAAGATAAGCCCACGGGATGAATACACCGATATAATGAAGGGTATTGAGAATAAATATGATCTTATCAAGCTTGCACCCGGTTTGACGCAAATAGGCGTGTCGAAGCGTCCTATTGTTCAAGTTTATATTGCAGGGTCTCCCACAATATCAAACTACCTTGCAGGTACTCACTACGAAACTGAGGTTTCAAACGTTGTAACTGATAATAAGGAATTAACAGATAAGAACTTCTTTGCCTTCTTTGCTGCATATAACGAAGTAGAAATAAAGGCAGTACCTTATCAGTCATTTAACGGAAAGTATTACGGAACGAACGGTAATTATTCAAAATTAGACGGTAACTATACATTAACATGGGAGTATGTAGATTTGAGTCAAGGGTTTTTAATACTTAAAAACAGGAACGGAGATAGGCTTTTTAGGTCAAATGCGCTTGTTTGGGGAGACAGGAATTATTTCTATATAGATACTTCTGAGTTGACCTTTACAAGATTAGTTGAAGAGCCTACATTCCCTCAGTCGTTTGGGGGAAATACGGTATTACTCCAAAAGGTATTCCAAAGAATGTTGCTTAACCTTCCGGAGTTGGACGGTAAACCTACCGGGAAACTATCATCAGAGGACGTTTATCCTACCAATAGCAACTACATGTATGCCGCACCATTAAAGGGGAACTACTTTTATACGTCTACAAAGGTTCAGAACGAGCCGACAGAGTACGGTGTAAATGATGAAGGCAAGTATTTTACCGATAACTTCGTTCCGGCTGTGGCGGGTACTGGAAAGCTGTATCCGGTATGCCGTTCACGATGGGGGAATATGTCGATTTGGTTCGAGTTTGATTTGTCCTATGCGCCATTGGAGGAAAGAGCGAGAAAGGAGTATGTTTTAAAGGACTCGTTCGCCATACAGGACGCTATTAGGGCGCTTATTAAGCAAATTGATCCCACTTTGACGCACGAAGCTACGGAGGAATATAGTAAGTTTTTGTATGCCGCCAATAACCCTATTTCCGGTGCACCTTTTAAGGTGTTCATCACACAGAAAAGCAACATCCTAAAGGGTGAGTATGACCGTCCGGCAAAGAAGGCGGAAACAACCCTCAGCGATATAATGAAGATGTTGCGTGACACGATGAAACTATATTGGTTTATAGATGGCGATAAGTTCCGGATAGAACATATTTCTTACTTCATAAATGGCGGAAGTTATACCGGTAGCGGGACGGTCGGCATAGACTTAACAAAGCTTAGATATGCAAAATCGGGTCAGTTAATGACGTGGAAAACTAACACGGTCAAATATGATAAAACCGATCTGCCTTCACGCTTTGAATTTTCTTGGATGGACGATACCACAAATACGTTTGCAGGTTTTCCGATTGACGTTAAATCAAACTACGTGCAGGAGGGAAAGAAAGAAGAAGTAAGGGTATCTAACTTTTCGTCCGATGTAGATTATATGCTACTATCACCGGGTGACTTTTCACAGGATGGTTTTGCGTTGTTGGGGGCTACACAGGTGGGCGGAAAATGGAAACTTCCGTTCGTTACATTCAATTTGGTGGACAAGAACAATAAGAAGTACACCGTAAACCCCCAAAACGGCTACATGTCGTTCTTGCACCTCGTTAAATACTACATGCACGATATGCCAGCCTCAGAGATTGAACACGGAGGCGATCAGACGATAAGAGTGAGAGGAATAAAGCGGAGTATGACGCAAGATTTATCTTTCACATACGACACCACACCAAACCCCGTGCAACTGATAACAACGGATATAGGCAACGGGAAACCGATAACTATGACTGAGGATCTAACAACTCGCCAAATAACCGTATCTTTATCTTACACCCCCTTATAATAGGGGGTGTTTTCTTTTAAATTGCTATCTTTGTGCCTATAATCAATTTTTTAATCAAAATGGAAGTACATAACAACTTTAGTCCTTTGGCGTTTAGGAAGAAAGAATCTAAAGCCACATACGAAAAATGGTACGCTTTCGGGAAGAACTACGCTATTCCTGCAAGCGCAAACACGCTAACTCCTTTCCAGTTTACAGAGTTGAACATACCAGTCTTTGGTCCCGACACGATCGAAGTAGAGGCGGTTAACGAGGAAACGGGAGAGGCGACAAAAACGGGTGTATATGTTAGCTTCGATGTTATGCCAGAACATGGCGGTGTCTTGTATGTGTCACCCGGCAAGAACTCGTTTAGGGAGGCTTTGCCACAGGGGACGTATAGAGCACGTTTTACAATCGGTGATGAAGTATATATTTCGACTCCTTTTTGCGTTATACCCGGCATAGAAACGAGTAGCAAATATCTATTGATTGAATATTGGAACGATGAAAAGATTGCCTATCCGGGTGGCTTTATTACAACGGGTGCGAACAATGACTTCCGGTATCAGATGTATGTTCCTGCAACGATCTGCAAACCTAAATACGAGTTTGAAGAAGAGCTAACCAAACGTGCCGGATACAAGTTTTTGGAACTGCAAACGTCTACGAAGGTGTACGCCTTTACATTTGTTGCACCGGAGTTTATTTGTGACGCTATGCGCCTGATTCGCCTATCTGACTATATCCGAATTTCGCACGATGGCGAATATTACAACGCTCTCAACTTCGAATTTGATGTTGATTGGCAGGAGCAATTATACTTGGCGGCTGTTGACTGTCAGTTTGAGACAGATTCGATCATTCAAAAACTTCCTTCTTTCAATAGAAGAGATAAAGCGTCTTTTTATAATGCCCTATTAGCGAACATTGATACACCTATAATGTTCTCCCCCGATACCGTAGGGCTGTATTACAAAGAGTATCGGGAAACAGAGCCAGTAGTCAAGGGTAAATTGATCCGGGAGCTATCGCCTATTGACTTGATAGATGAAAATACAACTATTGCCGTTGATTTGGGTACAGGTGAGGCGAGAAAGTTTAACTTATACCGAATGTTGCAGGACTATATTTCTAAATCGCATGAGGATGCAACAAACTTTTTGTTACATCTTCGTGGAGGTGCAACATTTGGCGATGATATTTCGGGTAGCGCTGCGCACATAAATTCGGCAGGAGATGCAAGATTTAACGATGTTGATGCAGACGCAGTTTCTTCCGATGCAGTTGACGTTGGTTCTTGGCTGTCTGTTGGAAACACTGCATTTACGGTTAACAAGTCGGGAAAGACGGACACAGGCGAGCTTACAGCAAGGGGAAAAGCGTATCTCACAGAGGACGTTTATACAGGTGGCGGAACTGGAACGATAACGAAAGACGGACAATTAAAATACCTTTCTGCAATTATCCAACAGTTCCTATCATCCCCTACGTTCGTTTCTGGTTTTCTTGGAGAGGGCTTTAAAATATGGGTAGAGAATGGCAATTGGCATATAGAATGTGACAATTTGACTGTAAGACAGACTATGAATATATTTGAGCTACTTATCCAAAAGATAAGGAGCGTTAACGGTGCATTGGTCGTGTCTCAGTCGAACGGAAAGATTAAAAGCGTGTCGGAAGATGAAACGAACTACGTTATCACAATGGAGGAAGAAGGGGAAACGTTCCAGCCTAACGATTTAGTTCGGTGTCAAGTTTGGACGGGAAGCAAAACCAAATTCTATTGGGTCGAGGTTTCAAGCGTTTCCGGCAACTCTATTACTGTGAAAAAGTCCGAATTTACAGCCGGAAATAAGCCGGAAAAAGGCGATGAAGTGGTACAGATGGGTAACACGCAGAACGCACAAAGGCAGGCGTTAATCTATATCACAGCGCAGGAAAGCGGACACCCGTACATAGAGATATTGAACGGAGTTAAAACAAAATCGTTATCCGGTACGAATAGGACACGTCTTGGCGATTTAAGTAACATACAGGACTCTGCGTTTCCGGAAGGACAACAGCCATCCGGTAGCGGCTTGTATTGCGATAACGCTTTTCTTCGTGGTATATTCTTGCTGAGAAACGGCAAGTCAGTTGAGGATGAAGTAAACCAAGCGAAGCAAGATGCAGCCAACGCAGCGACAGAGGCGGAGAGAGCACAACAGACAGCGCAGGAGGCGAAAGATCGGCTTAATAAATGGGCTGACGATGGTTTTATATCTCCTACTGAAAAGCCCGCTTTGATTGATGAAGGAAAGCGCATACAGGCAGAGTTTTTGCAGATAAAAAATAACGCTGACAAATACGGTGTGTCCGTTACTGAATATACCAAGGCTTATGAAGATTATTTAAATGAACTTAGATACCATTCCGCCCAACAGCCGGAAGATATTGCGGTGCGTCCGGAACTTGCAAGGACGCAAACGATATACTACGATCGGAGAAACGGAGCGTTGAACGCTATTGCGAACGCTGCAAAGAGCTACGTAGATGAAGCTGACAAGAAGCTAAAGGAGTATTTAGATACGGAGATCACAGCGATACCCGGTAAGATCGAACTTGCTGTACGGAGTATGAAAACGGCTGATGTTAACTTGTTGAAGGGTTCGTATGAAGAAAAAGCAAATAACTCTTATAGATTTGCCGCATATAACTATGATACACCAGTTATAGACGGGAAGGAATACACTTTGACTGTATGCTATACTATTGGGAGTGGTAATACCAATATAGGTGTTTATTCTAATGCTGGTACAAACAAAATAGCAAATCTCACAACTAAGGGGGAAAGAGTTATAGAAAGCACAAAAGTAACCATGAAAGGATATAATCCGGGTGAACCATTGTCTTTCTATCAATTTCCGAACGGCACCTATGGTTCTAAAGTGCGTTGGGCTGTTCTTACTGATGGTAACATAGGGGTAACACAGTGGATTCCTGCTGCAAGCGAGCGAGTTGCAGGTTTTAAGAACTTATGCTCTTTTAAGCGTATTACGGATGCGGGGTTTACTTATGCGCTAAATTATGAAGATGATGGAATGATTGACATTTCGGTAGGGAGATTAAACGATGAAACGAATGCTGCTAATAAGGATATGTTTGGTTTGACATATAATCCCGACAAACGGTATTTTATCTTTGTGGATAACTATGACTCAAAAGGAACTAATGAAACATTAGTAATATACATAAAATATACCGATGGTACACAGCATAAGATTGCTTGCGACCCGTCAAGAATAGATGGTAATTATCTACTTACAACAAAGTCAGTTAGTAAAATAACTGGTACGTATTATTATGGTCACAAAGTAAGTGCTCGTATTGGCGTATTTGAGACCAATACTCCTGTAACTTGGAGTCCTGCGCCGGAAGATCAGTTATACCAGTCCGTGAAGTACACAGATGCTAAAATATTGGCTGTTGATGGGAAAATCGAACTATCTGTAACTACGCAATTAAACAAGCGTGTGATTGGTGGTGCTAACTTAATATTAAAATCGGGAACTTGTGTTTCGGGAGTAAATAGGAATGTTAGATTTGACATGTCTAAATATTTTAGAGACCTTAGAGGCAAAAAAGTTACAATTTCATTTGACTATAAATATAGTAATTTGGAACTTGGAGGAAATAATAGAATAGGTTTGGAAGAGCCAGTTTTAAAAGACGGTACATCTGAATATTATTATATAGGAACTTTTAAATATTTCAATTCAACATCCCCTAAAGCAGAATCGGGTAGGTTTGTAGGCACAATAACAATACCAAATGATATTGTTAATTCTCAAAATAAAGGTATTGGGCTTATTATTCAAGTTGGTAATTCTACCAATATGACAGTCTGCAACCCTCAGATAGAAATCGGTGACACAGCTACCGGATGGAAACCTGCGCCGGAAGATGGGGTAAATTCATCTATTGAATATACCAAATCTCAGATTGATATAGTAGAAAAAAAGATAGAATTAAAGGTATCGTCAACTACGTACGAAGAAGGTATAAGTAATGCGCAGAGGATAGCAAGGTATTTGTCTACCGGAAGAATGTTGCCCGAACACAGTGACGTTTGTTTCTCTAAAGGGCTGAACAACCTAAAAGCATATAATAATGCAGGAACGGAAGGCGTTAAGATACATAGGTCAAGTATAGCAGGAGTTCCTAACAATACCGGATATTCTTGCACAATTAACACCACTCTTTCGAGGGGTGATACTGCCCCAGGTGCAGGAGGTTTTTATTTCGGTAATCAAGCAAGATACGGAGCTATGTTCTTGTATAAGTTGGTCGCTGCAATACCTAAAGGTCGAATTTTAGAATTTGCATCCAATGCTATTGGAGACGGTAGCACACGCGAATGGTTAACAAGCCATGTTGGCACAGACAAATGGGAAGAATATTACTATCTTATTAAGTGTGGAACTTCCGGAACATTGAGTAGTAGTGGGTTTTTCTACATAGCTGATAAGGCTAATGTTGAATGGCACTTGGCTTATGCAACCGTTTACGATGTTTTCGGTGATAACTCTCAGATTAACAAAACAACATACGAGACTAAAATAACTCAGTTGGAGAGTAGTATATCGCTAAAGGCGTCTCAGACTGATTTAAACAGCGCTACTGAGAGAATCAGACAGGCGGAAATTAAATTAGACTCCACAAGTATTAAACTTGGTGTTGTTGAAGGTACAGCGAATGGTGCACAGTCAACCGCCAACGCTGCCAACTCACTTGCCGGAACTGCCAACAACAAAGCGGAAGCGGCAGACGGTCGAGTAACCGCCACGCAGAACGGTTTGGTCGAGACAGGAATAAACATACAGTCCCGCAAAATCGTGTTAAAGTCTGATAACGTCCTTTTCCAAAACAACGCAGGACAGAAGACAGTCGCTATCAATGCGAACGGAAAACTTACTGCAAACGCAATTGAAGTTGGTGAGGTTGTTGCCAGAGGTTTTGCGGCTCAGAGAATCACTACCGGGAACTTGACTGTGACGGATGGGGCTGTTATCGGTGGTATGACTATCACAGGGGGAGTGCTGACCGGAAAGAACATCAATATACAGGATGGCGCAAAGATCGGTAGCTTCACCATTGTATCGGGTATATTTTCCGCCCAAAATACGCCCGCAGGCATACAAATGACTCTATCGAATAATGCCGCTACTTTTGACAGTAGCGGAGTACGTGTAGAACATAATTCGGGTGGTTATGCGTTGACTACTACGGGTAACGGAAGAGTATTCCTAACAGGGTCAAATTTTTGGGTTCAGTGCAAGGATGTTGATTTCATGGGTGCACAAACATGGAAAGCCCCGGGTGTTTTTTACGCATGTACGATTTTGGCAAGCGGAGCAATTGGTAAAACATGGGGGAACCCTGACTTTCACATAACAAGAGTAACTAAAAACTCAACAGGGAGCTATACTGTTAATACTACCGGTTCTAATGGGTATTACTTTGTTATGATTACAGCGTATGATTCCTACAGCTGGCTAAGTACAACAGTAGAACCATACTCAGAGGGACAGTTTACGTACAAAGTATTCGATGTAAATAAAGGCATGCGTGACAGCGGGGTTATTATTTATTTTTGTGGCATGGTTAGGTAGTTTAGTGTTTTAATTAACGGTAAGTTGGTTTGTACCTTCTTACCGCTTACCTTTGTACCAAACATTAATCAATTAATATAAAATTATGGAAAAGAAAAGTTTAGATTTTGATTTAAAGTCAGTAGTTTACACGAAAGAAACAAAAGTGATGGACTACCATTTCGAGACGGAAAACGGCAAGTACGTAGGTCAATTAACAACGGTATCGACAGAGCCGGATAAGTACAATATTACCCACTGTACAGCCGATGTATCTGAGAAACAGATGGTAGAAATGCCGGGTACTTCCGGTAGTGTTGTTATGCAGGAGCAATATGTTCCGGTCGGATCGCTTGCCATCCGTGACGGTCGTTTTGAGGCAAACCAGTTCCCTCTATCTACTAAAACATCCGTCTATGTGAACGACTTTCAAAACTTCATCTTTGCGTTAACCGCACCTAAAACAGTAGAATAATGAATGTCACACAAGAACAGTTAAGGTTAATGCTTGTATCGGCAATTAGTCCGATACTTGCGTTTCTCACCCCTACGAGCGGTTTTATAACCGCCCTTGTGTTCATGTTTGGCTTTAACATTATTTGCGGCATGCGTGCCGATGGGGTTAATTTGTCGGTAAATGGTGTTCGTAGGTTCACTATGCTGAAATTCATCTCAGCCGTGCAGGAACTTATTTTGTACATCCTTGTGATAACCGTTATCTTTTCGTCTGTGGCTAAGATGGGGGATCACGACGCAGCCGTTCTATCGGCAAAGACGATTACATACGTCTTTATGTACGTATATCTGTCGAACGGTTTTAAGAACCTTTGTATCAGCTACCCGGATAACAAATCTTTCCGGTTGATATACCACATTGTCCGGTTTGAGTTTAAGAGGCTGATGGGAGAGAATGCCGCAAAGATAGTCGAGGAACACGAAGAAAAGATTGAGATTGAAACTAAGTAATTAACACGGGAGGTTTAACGCCTCCCTTTAAACTTTATCAGAATGAAGTATTTTACATTAAAAGAGCTAACACGCTCAACAACAGCAACGGCAAAAGGCATTGATAATACGCCAACACCGGAAGTTGAAAAGAATTTGACCTTATTAGTAGAAAACGTATTAGACCCTCTACGGGAGATTTACGGCAAACCGATCACGGTTAATTCGGGCTATCGGTGTCCGGAGTTAAATAAAGCCGTCGGAGGCTCTAAAACATCCGATCACGTGAAAGGTTTTGCGGCTGATATTACCGGAGGCAGTAAGGAAGAGAATGAACGCATTTTCAACATAATTAAGCACAATTTCCATTTCAAACAGTTGATAGATGAAAAGGGCTTTTCGTGGGTGCATGTCTCCTACGATCCCTCTAATCTCAAAAACCAAATACTAAAGCTATGAAAAAGCAATTATTTGCGTTTTTAGCGACTTTTGTTCTTTGCCTTGGTATTGTGTCTCTATTACTGATAAACGCTGATTTACGGAAGAAAAAGGCTATTACAGAAAGAAATGTTAGCGTCCTCACAACTCAGAACGTTGCGTACCGGACGAAAAGCGGTCAAAGTGCCATGAAGGCAGAGGAATTGAATCTGACTTTAAATCAGTACCGGAACACCATACAAGGGAAGGATAACACTATAAAAGAGCTAAAGCAGTCTATTAAGGACTTGAAAAGTCACACAAGCGTTCAAACATCAACTGAGACGCATTTTATCACGCCAGTACGGGATAGTATCGTTGTTCGTGATAGTTTGGTTATCGACACAATGAAATGCGTAAATATGCGCTCTAAATGGCTTGATTTATCGGGCTGCATAGATAGCAACGGCACGTTTGCCGGAACAACCGTTACCCGTGATAGCTTGGAAATACTAAATATAGAGCATAGAAAGAGGTTTTTGTGGTTTAGACTAAAGAAGGTGAAGTATAGGGAGTTTATAGTAACGAGCAAAAACCCCTACGCTGAGATAACAGGTTTTAACGTAACTACGATAATAAAGTGATAATTCCATGTTAAAACGGTTAATTCACGTTAAAGTATTTGCCACTTATAAATATATCCGTATATTTGCAGCGTAGAAGTTATTACTAACGTCTTTAACAGCGGTTATTGATTTTCATAGAATTATGTTTGTAGAAGATTTGTATCATATTTTATCTTAAACTGTCGGTATGCGAATATAGACAGTTTTTAATTAGAACATTTTCACTAACTATATATATTGGGTTTTGTCATAATTACATTTTTCCCCCTCCGCTTGTGAAAGTAGAGGGGTTTTTTATTACCTTATCCGAACACACCTCAAATGTTAAATCAGTGTTAAATATTAAACTTTCGCTTTGGTATTTAAAATATCTCCTTAACTTTGCAACGTCAAAAGGAAACGAATTACTAACAATAAAACTTAGAATTATGGAAGAAAAGGAATTTATTTATTGCTTGACCGGAGAGATTAACGTATTAGGCACTGTCAAGGCTAAGACAATAAAAAGTGCTATGAAACTTGTGGCGGCTATTCAGAGAACGAGAATATTGAATGATCTGGAAAGAAAAACAATCTTTTGGAGTGTTTCACGTGCTGATCGTCCGTTTAAGTTAGGTAATATTGTGTATACAATATGCTATCCCGATGGGTCTATTCGTTCACATGTATGCTAACAATAAAAATTTAGAGTTATGGAATTAGTAAAATTCAGAGAGGCAAAGAGTATAATGGAAGAAAAAGCTTTTTTGCAAAAAAAGCTTGAAAGGCTTCAGTCCGGCTGTCTTAGTAGAACAGAATTATATTTCAGTTCGGGAGATATCTTAACATTTTCGGAAGGTGATGGCGAATTTTATGAAGGTTTGTGCAAATACTTGGAAAAGTATATAAGAGAATCTATTGAAAATCGTATTGGCTATCTTGAATCTAAATTTGATAAACTATGATACGATCATTTAGTAAGTCTGGTTCAACATCTATGCTGACAGATAAGGAAAAAGCGTTTAACCGCTACTGCCTAACTAACAAGGAAGTTTCATACAACTTAATGCGTATAGAAATGGCAGTTGTTCAAATGTCGTATTACGGCAACCGTTCATCGGACGTTACTCTAACAACCGATAGTTCTGAGGTTTTGGATGCGATTTATACAGTCCTAACAAACGAAGGGTTTAAATATTCCTTCAATTTACCTAATAAAGTATTAACCATAAGTATTTTTTAATTTAAAATTTAATCAAAATGAAAGAAGAAGTAAAATTGTTCAGAGCGTTAATTATTGTTTTTGTGTTGCTTGTGTTCACCTTCGTGTTAACTTCATGCAGTGATGATAGCGACAATGTGTATCAAACAGAATATTCTATTGATGTTCCTGAGTGGCAAACTGTTTATGTGAATGGTGAGGTTACAACATCTATATCACCATACGTTTGGGAACATGTGGACTTATCAGATAAATGTGTTAGAGTATTCTCCGCAGGGCATGTTAGTTATCATAAGGTTACAAAGGTGTCACACGATGATTTAGGCTTTACCGTTTATTCAATAGAAAGTAGCAATAGCGAAAGGTTTGCATACAATAAGAATAAAGGTATATTGCAATATTGGTGCACAAGAAATGGCATTGAAACCGTTGTTGTTTATCGTGAATTAAAGTAAGTTTCATTTTACCCTCACCCGGTGGCGGTTAACCGGGTTATTAAGTATGAAAGTAATTGTTAGATTTAAAGATGAAGAAGAAATTACCAATTTTGAAGCTAAATACGGTTTAGAGTTAGAGAACGATAAGGGACAAATATATACCATTGAGTTTGATAATATGGGAAATTTAGTAGTTAGTAGTCCAAAGAGTGCGTTATTAGTAAAACCCGAATGTAGCAACAAAATATCAATTAGAATTGAATGATATGAAAGAGATAAACGAAACTCAATTACAGCTATCTACTGAGGGAAAAAGACTTCCCGATATGATAAAGCAGGCGAACGATATTCACGAACTTGTTAAGCAGAAACTTTCTGAGTATAACTCAATAGAGTATACCGATGATAATATAAAGGTGGCAAAAGCCGATAGAGCCACTTTAAACAAGGCAAAAAAGGGACTTAACGACAGCCGTATAGAACTTGAAAAGGCTTGGATGAAACCATTCAACGAACTAAAGGATGTTGTTAATGAAACTTGCAAGCTGATCGGTGAAGCTTCTTCACGAATAGATAGTAAGATAAAGGAAACGGAGGAAAAGGAGAAGCAAAAGAAACTGGATCAAATAAGGGAATATTTCGAGGAACACAATGAAAACCTTATATTGTTTGATTTTGCTTTCCGTCCGGAGTGGCTTAATAAGACCAAAGCACTTTCAGTTGTGAAAATGGAGATAGACGAATTATTTAAAACGGTTGATGATGATCTTAACAGACTGAAAGAGCATTTTGCGGGAGAGGCGTTTTATATTCCGGTTATCGACAAATATACGTCTACACTCGATTATAACAAGTCGTTCGATTATGGAAACCACCTAAAACAAGCTGCAATACAAGCCGCAAGCAAGCAGTTTGAACAGAAGGCGACAGATAACACGCCTCAGCAACAAAAGCCCGAAATTAAGACCCAAAACGAGCCAAAGACGAACGAAGAAGAAGTTTATATACGAGGCTTTAAAGTCCATGTAACGAGAAAGCAGGCTTTTGCGCTTGCTGAGTTTATGAATAGCCACAATATAAAGTTTGAAAGTATATCAATATAGACGGTAGCCCAATTGGGCTACCTTTTTTGTTTTGTTTGCAATGGTTAATCTATTGTTAAAACTTAAAGTTTCACTTGAACTTTCAAATAATGTGCTTATATTTGCAGTGTCGAAAGAAACAAAGTAGTAACAATTAAAAATTAGAATCATGGAAAATGTTAGATTAACCAAAAAGCAAAAAGGAGATAAGTTTGTTTATACAGTTGTAGACGAAAAGAATAACGTAATTTCTACCCGTACATCAAAAAAAGATTATGTAGCATGTACGGTGAATGGTGAGTTTTATTTCGGTAGAATTGATTTAATAGGCAAGGGAGAGCATGGTAGGTGTCTTTCATATAATACTAATATTATCAATAACCCGGAAAAGGAATATATAAATTTTATCAAGGGGTTCAATCGCGCAGAGATGATGAAGAAATACCCTAAAGCTAAATGGTTAGAGAATCAATTGGAATATGCAAAAGAAAGACTTCATTTGTTGAATACAATAGCGTATTTGTCTAAGTAATATTAACAGGGTGGTAGAAATACCACCCGAAAAACAAAAATATTTATTATTATGAATGAAATTAAATGCGTAAAATGCGGGTGTGTAATTAACACAAATGCCGGATACTATGCTGCATTTGATGGTGGCTTTTGCAGAGAGTGTTGGAGTAAACAATCAGATAAATTTAAAAGTGAACAGTTGATTAAAGCACTCTCAAAGAGATTCAAA